TAAATTAATTGTTCTGTTTGTTCCTTCAATCATTCCTGATTTATCGAAACGGTATAGTCCACCATCGTGTGTTACATGGTATGCACCATTAACCTCTCCTGGTGGAACAAATGGACCAAGTCCAGAAACACCATCGGAACCCGTAAGTCCGAAGTCTTCTGGAACTTTCCATGTAAATTCTTTTGCGAAGTTGCCAACCCATTGCGAACGTCTCCATTGTGCTAGACCTGGATCTTCAGTAGGGTTTAATGCAAGACAAGTTGTTTCGTCGTCTTCGCCATTGTAGTACCAACCAGAAACGTCTAATTCTTCACACCAACCGTTTAATCCCATACAATGAGGGAATGCTTGATCTGATACCCAAGTTCCAGGCTCTTCTTCGTTGTTTACGAAATCGTTATGGTCACCAGTAATAATAGTTAATCCATGGTCTGCTCTCATTGAAATACATTGTAAACCTGAATTGTCAATAAATCCTGCTTCTACAAGGTTGTCCCAACCGCCACCTGGAATTGCTTTAATACCAGCCGCATGCATATACATCGGTTGTGGCACACCTGAAATTGGATCCGTTTCAATAATATGACCAGACGGACTCCATGCATTATTAATAAACTTATACGTACCACCACGGTATAAATCAAAACCACCGTTAGTACCGTCATTACCACCAAATGATGCTTCATCTGCCTCTTCAATTTGATAAGGAGCATAAACGTCTGATGTATGATCCCACCAAGACCAATACCAAGGTGAATCTTGAGCACCCTCAACAGTAGTAATTGTTGAGTCTGCCCATGTAATTGTAGTTTGTGTATCAACCGTAATTTCCATATTATCGGTTGGACCATAACCATCACCAATAGCAATAACCGTATGGTCTAACATCTCACCAGGAAGTTCTGATGGAGTATATGGTTGTGCACCTGAAGGAAGTTGTACAACATCACCAACGGATAATCCGTGGTTTAATGATTTAACTGTACGAGGTCGAGACCACAGCAATGTAATACCAGTTCCTGCAACAGTGTCCCCTACATGGTTTGTAATATCTCTTTCTACCTGTAAACGGTAAGAAGCAAGGTCTGCCACAACTGTGTACTCTTCGATAACATCGTTAGTAGTAGGTGTAGTTCCTTGTGAATTTTGTAATGGGTAAACAACAACTTCTGTTAATGCGAAATGATCAGCATCGATAATGTAGTCAATATAATAGTTAGTATTACCATGATGAATGCCATTGTAAACGTTTTGGAAATGTACTCTGTCTCCAGGGTATAATCCGTGCGCATCAGACTCAATACCTTTTTCTTTCTTCACATAACCGTTAATATCAGTAAACGGTGTTGCAATTGATGTTGGATTTAAATCGTCACCACCAATAGCAAAATTATACCAACCAATGTTAAATTGGTCTGAACCTGGATACCAAACTCTATCAAAGTCGTGAATATGTTGGTCAATTTCAATAATCAAGTAAACGTCATTTACAGGATCTAAACAACCAAATTCTACTGTATGGAAATGTTGTGGATCTGAAGTACCAAAATCAGAAGTTCTAATCATAGTAGTACCGCTGTCGGCACTCCAAGTACCGTCATCGTCTTGAGTAGTACCGATTAATGGACTTGCTTTCAAGGTAGCCTCATCAATTTCAGAAACTAACAATTCGTGATAGTGACCGAAGTTTACTAATTCAATTTTTGTTCCACCCGAAATTTCAATATACTCATCCATGCCGTGAGTATGACTACCTGTCATACCAACTAATATCATTCCACCAGCACCGTCATTTGCAGAGGCACTCCAGTCGAATGTCGCAACGTGTGTATGTCCTGAATCTTCAGACGTAGTAATTAATGTAGCACTTGATGCCAAAATTTGTACATATTGAGCAGGAGTGATTGTAGCAGTATGGGTATGTCCAATTTGATAAACATCGTTAAAGAATACGTCAATTCTCTCAGAACCTTTAGCAACACCAGTTACAATATATTCTTCCCACTTTCTTTCGCCAACCGCAACAGAACCGTCTGCAGAACCATAACCCGAACCACCATCAACTAAAGTGATAGAAAATACATAACCATCTATGACACCATCTCCAGTAGCAGCAACTGTTGGGGAGCCGCCAATAAACGTAATAACTGGAGGATTATGATAACCAGTACCAGAATCAGTAATAGTAATTGTGTCTATTTCTCCTTCTGGTGTAATTGTAGCAGTTGCAACAGCTTGAACTGTATCTTGTGGAGCAACCCAGATCGATCCAGTAATTCCGTCACCAGCAACACAAGAAGCTTCGTCTGTGTATGTTGGATCTACACAATAAGCATCCAGACCGAATTGAGTTACGTCTGGAGCAGAAACTTGTATAGTTGGTACTGATTGATAACCAGCTCCAACATCTGTCACTTCTATTTCGGTCAGAGAACCGTTAAATTCTAATGTACCTGTTGCACCAGTACCACCACCACCAGTTATATACATTTGTGGTTTAGAACTATAATAGTTGCCTTGACTTTGAAGTTGGATATTATCCACAGAACCCGCAACAACTGTAGCAACAGCAGTAGCAAACACAGTGTCTATTTCTACACCACCATCAAATGTTACCAACATAGGAACACCAGCATCTGGGTTAGTTTCAATTTCGCCCGATTGGAATGTAACTAAGTTGTTAATCGATAAGTCGTGGTATAACGATCCAACCGCAGTTTGATCACCAGCACCACCTAAAGAAGTACATGTATTGTTCAACACTAAGTTAATAAAGTATGAATTTGCTAAAGATGGTAGGTCTACCATAGAACCATAATTAATAGGCATCTTAATAGTATCGCCAGGATTCAATCCGTGGCCAACAGCATAAACAAACCTATGATTAGTAGTAGTTGATAAACGTCCTTCCTCTAATGGATGGAATGTGCAATGGAAGTAAACGTCGTGGTATCCGTCAACAACCCACTCCCATGTATCTCCTGGATTCATATCCGGAGAAGCAAATGAAATATTATCGTCCGAAACTGCGTTGTGTACTAAATAGTTACCAATTGGATTTGTAAATATTAATGTATCGCCTTCACGTGCTTCTACATGGTAAGGAATAATAGAGTGAACTTGTGTATCAGGGTCTACTAAATTTCCTGCATCCCATACTGCATTAGTTGAATAACATTCTTCTTGGTCTACAGCACCGTTTCCTGGGTATCCGTCACCGTCGTCATCACAGTAAAAACTTGAAGTTCCTGGATCATAATTCCATACGGCATCGTCAGCACTACATGCTGCTTCCATTGCAGGCAAGGCAAGTTGATAGTCTACTGAATTGTCCCATTCAACAACAACGTCATCACAAGTAGGCAATACTAAGTTAGCGTCTTCGACAACTGAAATAACAATTTGTTGAGGGTCTGGACCACCACCAGCTTCAGAGAATACTGTATCGTCAGTAGATAGTTGATCAACCATATTCTCACCACCACTAGGTAAATCCCAATTTACTGGGTTTACCGTAAGGTCGTATGAGAATTTATATTGTGTGTTTGGTTTTAATTGAGTTTCAAACCAAGAAATAGCAGTCTGCAATCCATCTGTATAAGCGCGGAGGATTTGAGTTCCTTCAGTAGTCAATACGTCAAATTGGTATGCAATACCATTTGCCCAAGGACGTGCTAAATCAACTGGAACGTCAAAACCAGAATTCTTTACTAATTCAATTTCAAATGCATCAGAACTAAAAGACGAGTTCTGTACTAAGTTAGGTGTGTTGTATGTAACGTCAAAGCCACCATTAGTGACTAATTCAATAGGGTTTACAAACTGAGCAGATCTAGTAGCAACATTAAGAATAAATTCTTTATATTCAACCATATGTTCTAAGTTTTCCATCACCTCAAGTGATTTCAACATAAGAGCCATATCCTTAACCAATAGGTCCGGAGATGATAATTTAATGTTTAAAGAATCTAAAAAATCAGATTTCTGTTGCTCAATAGTATTAAGTTCAGTTAATGTGAACTTATGTCCAGTATAATGTGCCATTCTTTCTATCCCTTAAATATTAATTTTCTGTTTCGCCAGAGTAGTTCAGTTGCATTGAAGTTTTTACCCAAACATCACTAACACCCAACATATCAAACTCTTGCATTCTAACAAAATTATTCTGCTGTTGGATCATAAGGTTCGTGCGCTCTCTCCACTCTTTAAAAGTGTCGTCTTTTCTAACATATGGTATTTGGGTAAAACCTGTGTCTTCTGTAGTCGCCATTAATAACCTCTATTATCTGTCCAATAAATCTCTTACTAAGTTCTTTAATTCAGAAACTTCTTTTCTTAAACTATTTATAACTTTTTTAGAATCGTTTTCCTTATCCAACGTATTTTTTTGATTTGCTAATACCTTTTTCCTAGCAACATAACCATCCGTATCGGTAAATACCACTGCTCCAGTATAAGGGTCTTTTGTATATCTTTGCTCTTTCATATCAATTCCTTATGTGACCGCAAGTACTCGTAACTCACGAATAGCAGGTAAATAACAAGGATTAGTTGTATGTAATTCTATTTTAATTCTAAACGAATCAAACTCACTTACCACCCTTTTCAGAGGTTTAAATGTATGCTCTACAAATTCCATGTTGGTAACAACTGTTGTATTACTAATAGCAACACCAGAGTCTTTCATTTCTCTCCACTCAATAGGATCTTCTTCAAATATCGAATGTGCATCTGTATCACCTATATCAGAAGTAATTTCTAAAATTGGTACTTCCTCTTTACCATAATTACCGTTTGGAAGAATAACCTTTCTATAAAACTTTCTATCGAAATCGTCATCCCATAGACCAAACCAAATCTCACCAACATTATATTGTTCAAGTGTTGTAGTACCCGCAATTTGTGATCCATAAATAGATGTAACTGCTGCGTCGTTTGATTGGTCGTGACCAACACCGTCTAAATTATAACGGGATATGAAACATCCTTTAACAATAGAATTCATATCACTAATATCTACAAGGTGCATTCTTGTTAAGTTTGATGGTTCATCGTCACCATCTACATACAATGTGGATAAATGAGTATTAGCGGATGCTCCAGATATTACAGAACCAACAATACCGTTCCAATTAGCAATTCCAGAATTATTATTCGTAATTACATTCTCAGGAGAGAGTAGGCCTTTAGGATAAACCCAAGCATATTCTTCTTCAAAATCGTTTACGTCAAAATCACCATGAGTAGTTACATCTGTGCTTGGAGAAATATCAAGATAACGTGGAATAATCTTACCAGTATCGTAATACACTTTAACATATGTATTTGGTACTTCTTGTACAGACAACCACATAATTAAATCTTCAGCGGGGTTTGCTAATTGAATAAACTTAGAAACATAGATACCTTTCTGATTCTTTAATAAAGGATCTGAGTCAGAAATAACATTATTCTGAATAACAGTGGTCATTCTCTCTGCATTAATAACTGGAGAAATATTAGCATTAGTAGAAGAATATCTAGCAGTATATGAAATCGGCGCATGAAGATAACCGTTCGCGATTGTATTAGCACCAACTAAAGTTACTTGTTGTTCTAAAATAACATCTTCGTTATTTGTTAATCCTTCGTACTGAGTATCGGTTACATTATTAACAATTGCTTCAAATGTAACATCGGTTCCTTGAATTACCATAGGAGAAAAGTTAGGTGTGAATGAAGTAATATCTTTAGTTCCCTCAAACCCTTTCATGTCTAACTGAAGAGTTCCTTCAGTAGATGTATTAAACTCACACTTATTTATTCTAAACTTAACATCTTTATTCTGTTCAGCAGTCCAAGTAGTATTGTTCTGTGAAGTAAACATAGAACCTAGATATGGTTGCAACCCAATTCTTTCTTCAGTAAGTAAATCGGTTTCTCCTAATTCAGAAATAAAGATATTATAATCTAAAGAATCTGAAATTACAACAAAGCAATATTCTGTATTGTTCATTAAGTAAATAGGGTCTGCGAATTGAAATCTAGTGTCTGTTTCGCCTTCATCGTGGGTCAGAACATCATCTGGATACAACATTACTGACGCCATCGGCATTGCCGAAGGAGTAGGATATCCATTTTCCATAGGTCTAATTTCAACCCTTACTGGTGTTCCTTCTGAGTCTTTAGTTTTAAAGAATATATCAATAGAGTCAACAAACACACCACCATCTTCTCCAGACACTAAGAAAGATTCTGATACTGGATCATACCACTCAGTCACTGGTCTGCTTTGAGTAAAAGTTGTTGTACCTCCACCACGATTAACCGTTCTAGTATCATTTGTTAGAGTTTGAGATCCACTCAATGCTTCACTAACTGTAATATTTTGTAATGTAGATAGAATTGTTTTTTCTCTAGTGGTTAATGTTCCAGCAGAAGTAAATACACTATTGGCTTGAGTCGTCATATCTTCTTCAAACGAATCCTGAATTTCTAACACTTTAGAACCTGTTCTGAAACGAACACCATTTGGACCCTCAGACGGAATAGTAAATGTAACGTTATCTAATCTACCATAAGCATCTGTAACTACTGGTTGTGATATTACACCGTCGGTTGGTGTCATGTAGTTATCAACTAATACACCATCAAACTTAAAGTGAACTTGAGTATTAGGTTTTAATTTATGTGCCTCAATGGTAATATCTTTAGATCTCATCCACTCGATAGCAGATGTATCAATTATTAAGTCATTAACTTCTGTTCTAATATCATTGGTTTGTAACCAAGTTTTTTCACCTGTGCGAACTTGATCGCTTTGGTTTAATTGAGCTTGACTCCAAGATTCGGAAGTTTCAGTGATTCTTCTCCAAATATTTCTTTGACGTGTGATACCACTACGTCTACTAGACCAAGTGCCAGTTTGCCACATCCATTCACTAGTGCCGCCTTGTCTTCCTGTAACTTCAGAACCACCAGCAGAAATATTTGTTCTGCCTCCAGTATCTCTCCAACCGTTCCAAGTAGTCTGCCATGCATTCCAACGAGTTTGTGTTCCGTAATCTACTCTTGCTTGCGTGACTGCATTATTATTTTCGTTTTGAACAATAACATCAGGTGCATACTGCTCTGCGAACCAAGTATCTGTTGACGGAGTTAGTGTGATAAAACCAATCCACGATTTACGTGCATATGGGTTAAGATTAATAACAGCAGAACCAAAACTCTGAGAAATCCAACCCTCAATAACGTTAAAGTCTAACGTGTAAGTGAGGTTATTCTTTCTAACACCAGACATTACACCAGATTCAAAATCCATTCCATCCATAGTGAAAGGTGTTGTACATATCCCCGCTTCTGGGAATATTGAAACATAATATTCTTCGTTTGTTATATCTCCAATTCCATGGTCGTGGAATGGGTCAATTAACATACCATTTTTATATCTCTCAAATCCTAATTCATCAGTCACTTGCATTGAAGCGGTTGATTTTTCTAATAAGTTTAATGCAGTATAATATTCTAAATTATTTAGTCTTTGATCTAAACTACGAATATCCTGCATTGTGTATCGTTTGTTTTTAACGTGGGATACATTAATATTTTTACTCTCATAAGTGTATGGTGGTACATACATTGTATAAAGAGTCATCTCATCTGCTTTAGCAGTAGGAAGAATCGGGTCTTCTGATGAGAATCCTTCTTTGATATTAATAACACCATCATCGTTGATAGTTAATCTATCTCTACGAGGTAGATAGAAATTATAAGATACAGAAATATTAGAACCAGGAAGTGGTAAATATGTTCCATCGTTAAAATCGTCTTGTGATACTCTAAAATCTAAAATATCTGAGGTTCTATATATCTTTTGATTTATATCTGCTTTATACGAATGTATGTCTCCATAATCAATACCACCATTCGTGTATGAATTCACTGCAAAAAAGTTTGCCACTGTTGTATCTGTGGTAGTTGTAAATGATTTGAAAACTACAGTATATGTTCCAGGCACAGATGCCGTGGTTTGATGCGTATAAGTTAATGTACAAGGATCGTATGTTGTATCTGTATCACCAGAAGAAAAATCAAAAAAGTCATTTGTAACATCAATAGTATTAGGATTAGTAATTGATATAATCTCTGTTACCGAATGTGGCAATGTTAGAACTTCATTAGAAAGAGTGAACGTTCCTGTACTTTGGTTTAGTGAAATATTTCTCCAACCCGCATCGTTCATATACATATCTGCCATGATATGAAGTGTATGCCCATTAACATCGGATGAATTAATTGCGCCTGATGATTGCTCTACTATTGAAATCACAGCTTGAGTATCTTGAGTTAAATTTGCAGTCCAACCAACACCAGAAGTAGCTGTGCCGTATTGTGGAATAATATTTCCAGCAACTTCGTCATAGATATATAATACACGTTGCCAATTCAAGTCAACGAAACCAGCAGGAACCGACATAACACCACCAGTCATTACTGATTCAAAATTCTTTTGAGTGGAATAAGTGACTGTACCTGAAGTTAGAGAAGCAGTCACTGGAGTAGTTTCATATACCCAAGGTTTATTAACACCTTTTCTAACAGCATCGCCTGTAGGAATGTATAATTTAGCATAAACTCCTGGTGTTGTTTGTGATACAATGTAACGGGCAGGCGCAATAGCATCTAAACCATCATCGTTCTCAATGTAAATTCTAAACATAGTACCCACTTTAGTAACATGGGTAATACGTTTGGCAATACCAATAGTGTCTGGGGTTACAGTACCACTTGTATAATCTGAGTTTGTTACAAATATAACATTCTCTTTACGTAAAATATCAAACACACCTTGAAAATCACTTTCAGATTCTACTTCAAAGTAAGGTCCAAAATCAATTGGAATGTTGTCGTTCGCTACAAATCTAGTGTCTCTGGCACGCTTTGCTTCGACCTCTACTGGAACTAATAATTCATGTTCATATCCACTAATGTATGCTTTTGATGGTTCTAATTTAACTGTATATTTTTCTGGGTCTATATTATCTTTTAATTCTAGTGGGAATGGGTTTAATGTATAGTTTCCACTTTCGTCGTGTGTCCTACGTGCCATTTCTTCAGAAAGAAGAGCGTAATCACTGCGTTCGTATTGAGTAGTAATCGCACCAAGTCCGATATCCATCAACCAAACCCATCTATTTGCTTCTCCCGAATTTGATTCTAATGTTAAATTTAATGAAACTTTATATCTATCTGCACCAGGAGCATTTTGGTTATAGAAACCAGATGCTGGATCTAACAATGATGAATCCGTGGTTGAAGCAACAATCTCCTCTACAATATCAAAACCCACTCTACAAGTAGGGAAAGCGTCATTATCGTCTAGAAAAATAGTTTGAGCAAGAACTGGGATAAAAGCATCGTTTATCCAATAAATACCATTTCCTATTTTCCCTTCTAATGCTTTGCCTTTAGCAACGATTGTAGGGCCAGAGGTATTACTACCAATATAAGTTAAAGTAGCATCATACCAAGAGTTATCTAGACAAGCACCCTCTGTATCATAACCACCATTACATACTGTATCGTATGTATGAAAATTCTCAACGTCTGCGAAAGTTCCAGAAAGAATTCTGATATAGTAAATAGGGTTTGTTGGGTCGTCGTGCAACTGTTCAATTATACCTACTGCTAGAGAAGTTTCTCCATATACCACACGGTTTAATAATAAAGTATTTGCCCCTGAAATTTGAATCCAATCTCTATGGTTGATAGAAACTTCGCCACCTAATACATTAGCCCCATCTTTAAAGATATGCTTAGCACCTGATGATATTTGATTTTGTAAGGCACTTTGAATTTGGGTTAATTCTCTTGCTTGTACGGCGCGTCCAGGATTAAATAGAATCTTTAAGAATCTATTATCTGCATCATAATCGTCGTAATATGGAGCGGTATTAAAGTTGTACGTCATTATATTCTATCCCTACAAATAAATTATTAAAAGGTGCTCTAAAAAGCACCCATTTTATCTATTAAACAGATTTAGAATTCAACTACTAGTTTCAAGTCTTCAATCTGGTCAGAAGCACGAGTAATCGCACGTCTATTTTCTAAGTAAATCAACTGTCCAGAATCGGCTTGTAAGTCTGTGTCCGCAGCGGCATATACAGAACCTTGTGCTCTAGTACCACCACCAGTTAATTCCGGATTACGTAGTAAACCAATTTGACGGAAGTCGTCGTTTTCGGGGAATCCATCAGAAGTTTCTAAACGAACGTGAATTAGTCCGTGATGACACTTCGCAGTAAAGATAGAATCTACATCACCAAAGTCTGCTTGCTCTGAA